ACCATTCATCTATGAGATTTTCATCAATCAACTGTTCAAGTTCAAGATCTTGTTTGAGATCAGCAACATATTCAATCAACATAATTTTACTCCTTGCAAGCATATTTACACAAGATTGTTATTATCACAAACAATCAAGACACTTAACTGCGTTAAGTGTATTCGCTCTTATCAGAGCTCATGTTTGCTATCGCTCAAACTAACAAGTGATATTAAACAATTAATTTTAACTTGAACTTGAAGTCATACGACGGCTATAGTAAGAGGAGAAACAAAAAAAATAGTGCTTCTACACTCTTACTATAGCCGTCTCGTGTGTCTTGAACTCTCACACACGACTGATACAGATTTTATGGAAGACGGATGCATTGAAACTTCCAACTCTGCTACATAAGTTTCCTTGAATGTAGTGAGCAAATCTGCGGCCCTGTATAATTAGATGCTGTATCAGCAACATCTAACACACCTAGGTCATTAGCCGTCAATATTACAACTAGGGTTTTTGAGCACTGGTTTAACGAGTTGCTTTTCTCGTGGTCTTTGCCTGTGAACGTTGTAGTCGTCTAGCCTTGCGAAATACGCCTGCGGTATGTGCCTTATTAATAGTTTTGCCTGTGCGAAAATTGTTTATGTATGTTGCAAATGTAGTAATGTCATGTTGGTTAAGAAACTGTCTTTGTTTTAAACAGTTTGATGCCAAACGCAATGCCTGTAGTGTAGATAAATCTGTACGTTCTAAGGCCTTGAGACTAAAGCCTTGGGTCTTTGCCCAATAACCAATCAATTGCTGTTGTTCTCTGTCTTGTGCTTTCATCTCTATTGCCTTCCTATTATTATTTATCTCTTTAGTATAATAACACCATTTTTTAGGTTTGTCAACTAGAAAAAACCCCCTTTGAGGTTATCGCTGGGGGTTTAAAGTCATAATAGGAATAAAATTATATCAATACATGTCAGAACTGTTATGATATAAAGTGTAAGCAGATCACCTATATAGGAACTCATTCTAAATGGCAATAAAGATAAAGTTTAATGGAAACTAGCTTCACTGCTTACAATATTATTTATCTTTATTATCATTTTCCCCTTTTAAATAGGCTTGTTTGTCTTCCCAACTGTTAAATTCATACTTTTTGGTATGAGGATTTTGTATTAGGTTGCATATATTACATCTTATGTGCCAATGTTTTTCAACTCTATTACTAACCTGCGCCTTACATATTCTGTGCTGGCCACCAATATCTTTACCACAGTCTTCACAAAAATTTATAGCTTTTGGCTCACAAGTTATGTTGCCTTTTCTATTTTTTTTAAGTCGTTGTGCAATTTCTGGTGGTATTGTCTTGTCCATAACAATATTTAAATGATTGCAATTATTATTCCTACGAATGCGGCAATGATAGTTGCAGTTGCTCCTACAAGTGCAACTATGATCGCAGTGTTACCTTTCTTAAGATCAGTTTCAATGCGATCAATGCGTTCGTCAAGTTTATCAAAACGGTGATCTATTTTTTCAAATTGCACGTCTATTGCTTCCAATTTATTTTGCATCTGTTCATAACGCAGACTACATTTGTCTACATGAACACTCAAATTTTCATATTCTAAATCTGATGGTTCTGTAGATGTAGCCATTATGCACTCCTATTAACTACGTTTAAACGAAAAGAACGACGATCAATGAGACCGTCGTTTGTGGTCACTTTGCATGTAACTACATAAGTTTTATTTGCTTGTCCACCTGATAATTCTACATAAGTGTCAGTGTTAGCATCAGTAATGCCTTCTGAAACAATAGTAACAGGTGTTGGGTCATTACGTCTTGCAGCAACTGAATATTCTACTGTTGCAATGGTATCTGATGTAGGTAGCCATTCACTCCAGTTAAAGGTATAAGTTAATTGGGCTTCAACATCTTTATCTATGTCAAGCCCATAGTTTGTTTGGTTAAAACCAGTTCTGTTGATAGCCATGGTTAGCTTGCTCCTTGTATAGTGTAAATTCTTGTTTCCTCATGAATGGTATATCCACGAGATTCTCTTGGTATCGTATACACAAAATGTTCAGGATGTATAGTCCTAATAATAATATTAGCATCAAATACATTGTTTAATGCAATGTTTGCATCAACAATATATCCTATGCTTGCAGACTGTGTAAATTCTGCATCTAATGTTACACTACTAAATCTTATTCTAGTAGATGTAATGTCTTGTGTAAATGCTGCATTTAATGTAGCACCTATTGGTTTAATAATTGTTGGTTCTACATTAACAATACTTGCAATAGCAGTAAATTCAACATCTAATTCTGTAACAATAGTGCTACTTGCACTTTGTGTAAATTCAAAATGTAATGTATCTGGGAATTCAGGATCATCACCAAAATTAGTACCAGGATTAACTAAGAATCCTACTGTTGCTGTTTGTGTAAATGCACTTGCAAATGTTGCATCATAACCTCTAATGCGACTTGCATCAGCAGTTTGTGTAAACGCACTTGCAAATGTTGCATCATAACCTTTTATAATATTTGCATCTGCACTAATTGAGAATGCACTGTCAAGCAATGCTTGTCCAGCTGGTATAACACTTATATCAGCATTTTGTGTAAATGCACTTTCTAAGTATACAATTGGACGTTTAATTGCTTCTACTGTTAAGGTTGGAGTAAACGCTGCACCAAAGTTAGCGGCACCTTCTACAATACGGAATGGATCTATTGCTAATGTTGCAGCACTACTTAGATTAGAACTTGTATCTGTAGTTTTAACAACATCTGTAGTTTGTGTAAATGCACTATCAAATGTAGCTGCACCTAGGTGTATTCTTACGCCTGTTGCTGTTTGTGTAAATGCACTGCTAAATGTAGCTGGTGAAATGTCAACAGTTACACCTAATACTAGATCTATTGTAAATGCACTATCTAATTGTTCACCTACTAGGCCTTTAAATTTATCACCTGTTGCTGATTGTGTAAATGCACTATCAAATGTAGCTGCACCTGGGTGTATGCGTGTTACATCTGCATTTATAGAGGCTACAGATGCAAAATCAGCGGAGTAATCTTTAGTAAGAGTACCTGCCGCTGATTGATTGAATTGTGCGTCTAGAGTTTCAGAAATACTGCGCAATCTTGCGGCCTGGGCATCTAGATTTGCAAAGTATTCAAGTAGACTTTCTGCACTTGCTGTAATATTAACATCAGCAGTTTGTGTAAACGCACTTTCTACAAATACATCAGGACGTTTAATTGCATTTACAGTTATAGTTGGAGTAAATGCTGCACCAAAATCAACATCAAATTGTTTAATTACACCTATGTCAATAGACATAGAAGCTACTGCTGTTAATTCTTCTGCTTCTAGATTAATAACAACATCAAAATCTATACTTAGTCCTGTAACAACACCTTGATCTTCAAAATAACCTGCATCTATATAACTTTCGTCAATGTAAGGACTAAGTCGTATAACAGCTTCAGCTAGATAACCAGCATAACCATCTACCCAGTAACCTTCATCTACGTAATACTGATCCATCTAATTATTTCCTTATATTAAGCTAATTTCCAAAACTTTACAAATATTGGAAACATCCAAGCAGCATTATACAAACTATATGGTATACTACTACTAGTTCCATCTTGTTGAAGGTATATTTCTGTACTACTTGTTATTGTAAAATAACCTGACATATCACCCATCCATCGTTGACTTGTACTATTCATAATATATCCACTAGATCCTTGCAAAGTTGGACTCATCAAATCAGCACTATTTGTATAATCGCGATACATAATATTTGAATAACCACCATCTGTAGACATTGGAGGCCATTCAATCCACCAAGTTCCTGCAGGAAGTGTAAAAGTATATACTGTATTACCACTAATAGTTTGCGATCCTGTGCTTATGCCTGAAATTCCACCATCATTTTGAATTACTATAGGATTGGCTTGACCTGCACTATTGATAGTCAAAGATGTATATGCAGTTTCTGAACCATTCATTACTAATCCAATAGCACATGGTATACCACTAGATCCTCCACTTGGTGTAGCAAAACTTAATTGTCCTAATCCATCTGTTTGTAATACTTGTCCACTAGTACCATCTGATGTTGGCCAATTTAATCCATCTAGTATAATTTTACCTGTTGTATCTGGTGTAATTGCAATATCTCCTGCACTTGAAGAAACAATTGAACTACTGCCTACATCTAAATTTCCACCTAGTACTGGTGAAGTATCTTCTGATAATTCAGTTGTGTAACTTGCAAGATAGTCAGTACCTGCAACTGCTGCTGAAATATTGCCTGCGCCATCTGCTTTTACAATACCTGTGATTGCACCTACAACTGGATCTGTTTCAGTTGTAAGATAACTGCTTAAATCAGGTGGTGTATATGTAAACACACCTGAAGTATTGTTATATGCAAGTGCTGCTGATCCTGCAGCGGTTGTTGACACACTCAAGTCTGTATAATCAATACTAATTGCTTGTACTGCTACTGAAAAATCTGTTGCTACTGCTTGGTTGCTGGCATTGCCTAGGAAGAATTGATCATCATCTAGGTTAGGTACTGCATTTGATCTACCTGCACCTTGAACTAATCCTGCACCATTTGTAGAATCAATTGTTGAAACTACACCTAATTTTTGTATTAAATTGCTTTCGCCTGTAGGTGCTGAATTAACAAAACCACCTGTTGCACCTACATAAATTTCATCACCTGCTGTAAATGTACTTGTGTCAACGCCATTAATAAAACCAGCAATAATCATTTCACCTTCTTGATCAGCAGTTAATTGTTGTGCTAATACACCAGCTGCTGGCATTTTGCTGGCTGTATCTGCTCTTGCAGCATCAACATGATATGTGTTACCTGTTGCACCTGTAATATATACTGGAGTTCCTTTAGCTAGTGTGCCGCCACTTTTATTATCTACTGTAGCTTTTATTTTTGTTGCTTCGTCTATTGTAGATGTTGCGCTATCTACATAGGCTTTTGTTGCAGCATCTTGAGCAGAAGTAGGATCAGTAACATTTACAATTTTGTTACTGTTGGCATCAAGTTCTCCACCAAGCGTAGGTGTTGTATCCTCGCTGACATTTTCTAATTTGTCATTGTTTAAATTTGTAAAGTTAGCATCACCTTCAGCATATGTAAGCGGTGAACCTTTACTTGCTCTTGTTACTATTGTACTCATATTTGATCCTCATTATCTATGTAACCTTGGAAAAGAATATTATCAAAATCTAAAGTATCTGTAATTTGTTTTATTTCTATCCAAGTTTTTTCTTCAGTCCACTCATATTCTTGAGTAGTTTCTATTCCATTTTTTTCATATTTTATTGTATAAATCATTAGAAACTCTCCACTATACTGTTTGGCAATGTAAAGTTAGCTGATCCTGTATTTGTACCAGTATAACCTCTATTACTACCAATAGTAACACGTAGATCTTGAATATGTCCATCAAAATCTCTAGTATCACCTGCATTAAATTGACCAACATGCAATGTACTAAATCCAGTGTTACTGCTAGTCCACTGACCTTTGTATAAACCATTTACATATAATCTTCTAGTACCACTATCACATACAACAGCTACATGTGCCCATCCTGTACCAATGCCAATATTGTTTTCGCTACCAAAAGTAATAGTTGTAGTAGTGTTAAAACTAAACAACCAACGTCCTCCTGAATCAGCACTACTTAATGTCCAGTTATAATTACTTCTGTTATCATTGGCATAAAACCAACCTTCTACAACATAAGTTCCGCTAACACTTGGTATACTTGTGCTTAATGCGTAAGAAGAACTTGCCACACCAGAAACTTCACCACCATTTTCAAATGCATTGGTATAATTTGGTGTAGATGTCCACTTAACTTGTGTAGAAGTTATTGAACTGTTTGGACCATTACTAGCAGTTGCCTGTGTACTACTACTATTAATCTCAGGACTAACATCATCAAATTGATTTGTACTATCAAAGGGTAGTGCAAGATATACATTACTAGAATATGTATCTGAGCGGTATGTTGCGCCGCCTGCCGCTGCTGTCTTTGCTAGGTATGCTAATCTACTTGCTCCAAACATTCAGTTACTCCTTATTGGAAATCTGTTGCAATAGAGGCCCAATAAGTTGTGCCATCATAAAATACGCTTACAACACTGTAAGAAGTAAGTGTGGTATTGCCACCTGCAAATTTATAGGCTGCTGTTCCAGTTGCAGTACCTGAACCTGTAACTAATAATGTTACACTTTGTCCTGTTGCTGCATCTGAAAATGCTGGCAATGACAATCCACTTGTAATTGTTACCGTTTGTACATTTCCGTTTGAAACTGTAATAGTTGGCGAATCAGTTGAGCCTAGTGAATATACAGTTTCTGCATAATCTTCTAATTGAATATCTGCAACTTCATGACCTTGGCCGTCAATACCATCCCATAATCTAATACCAGTAGTTGTAGTTTGTAATCTTAAACTACTAAGATGAAAAAGTCTAGTATCTGTTGCACTTGCTCTTATACCAACATTTCCAGCTGTATCAGTTATATCTACTTGACTACCTTTAATTTCTAATTTACCTGTGCCTTCTTCTGATATAACACTATTAACAGTATTATGATATATTAAAAGATCATTGCTTGCACCAAATATTAAGGTATTGTCTGTACCTGGTACAGAACTATCACCAAAGGCAATATTCTTGGTATTAGTATCTAAATTACCACCTAGTTGTGGTGTTGTATCTTCAACAAGATTTGAAATACCTGCACTTGGCGTACTCCAACTTAGTGTTTGGTTTGCAGCAATAGTAAGAACTTCACCACCACTAATATCAATTGTAGTAGTGCCTGCAACTTCCCAGTTAAAGTCTGATATTGGATCAACGTTTGTTAATGTTTCTGCTGAGCCACCTTGAGTAGACGATACTTGAATATTAAATCCATCAATATCAACAATGTAATAATCTGTGTAATCTGATAAGCCTGAACTAATAACGTCTGAACCATTAAATTGTATAACATCATCAACACTTAATCCTGATGTGCTATCTAATTCTAAAGTTGATGCAAAATCATCTATAGCACTAACTGTGCCAGTATATCCTGAACTTGTAGTAGTTGGAAGTTTAGGCCAAAACACTTCGTCTAGTTTAACTTTACCAGTACCGTTTGGTGCTAGTACAATATTACCATTTGAAGTAGAAACAATTTGTTGGCTGTTTACATCTAAACTGCCACCTAGTTGTGGTGTTGTATCTTCTACTACGTTTGAAAGTCCGCCTGCACCTGATAAATCTGGTGGAGTGTAAGTAAACACACCTGTACTATTACTATATGTAAGTGTGCCATTACCGCTGGCACTATTTTGCGTGACACTTAGGTCTGTTAATTCAACTTTGTCGTCGTTAAGATTAGTAAAGTTGGCATCAACTTCATTCCATGATAGCTGTGATCCTTTACCTGCTCTTGTTACAATAGTTGCCATTGGCTTTTCTCCTCGTTAGTAAACAAAATTAGGGTGCCAGCACTGTACTGACACCCTAATAACAAATTAAGCTAGGCTAATTGTTAGGTTGCCTGCTGATACTTGGAAAGTATCTCCGCTTTCAATTGTCTTAGAAGTTGTTACAGAACCGTGGAATAGCACGTTACCTGAAGTAGATGCGTCCATGATTGCAACATGAGTAATTGTTCCCCAGTTTGCAGTTGCAGTTGGGAAAGTAACAGTAGCCGCTGAGTCTGCTGACCCGCCTGAAGCTGCGTCAAAAGTAATTGATTGACGTGCATAAGAACCGCCTGATACTTCTGAAGTAACAGTACCTGATTCTAGGCCATCATCTGCGGTCCAAAGACCTAGATAAAGTGTGCTTGCTGGAGTATAAGTTGTGTTGCCTAAAACGTGGTCTAGGACTTTAAGTTCAAGATAATCACTTGCTGCTGACATAATAATCTCCTTGTATAATATATGTTGTCTGCTTGTTTGACGAAACAGACAACCAAGTATGATTGTCTGCTTGTATGTATTTAGTCCAATCTTCAAAAATCATGAAAAAAAGCTGAAAAAAGTCAAAAAAAGTTCAAAAAAGTTTTACCAGTAACCAAAGAATGTAGTAGTAGTACCTGTTATCATTGTATCACCTCCTGATGGCGGTGTATTAAAACTAGTAATAACATTAATTGATGCACCACCAATACCTGTACTAAAAGTATCAATGTCTGTAGTTGTTGTAATACTAATTGCAGCACTTGCTGTACCTGGATTGGTAATTGTAACTGCTGTTGGTACTGCTGTTGCTCTTATAGGTGCTTGTGCTACTGGCAAGTATGCATATTTCTTTACTTCAATATCTTTAATATATTGTGTATCAGGATCAAATGTACCACACCATATAATAGGTACTTGTACATATTCACAATCATAATCACCAGGTTTAGGAATATCTGGTGTAATAGGACCTGTTGTGTCATTATTTTCAACAATAATTGTTACACTGTTAACACCTAATCCACAACCATAATCTATTGGTTCATCTGGATATGTAAATGTTATAATTAATTCTTCTTCTTCATTATATGCACTATTATCAGTTGTAATAATTGGACCTAAGGTACCTGTATTTGAATTAATAGTTACTGTACCAGTTAAAGCTGGAGAACTTACTTTTGATGAAGCACTACCTGATATAGTATAATCAATAGTATCACCATTATCAACACCTACAGTTGTTACAGTTACACTCGTAATTGTATCACCTTCTGTAATAGTTGTACTACTTGCAACTACATTTGATGCATAAATTTCAGGAGCTGGTGAAACATCAATAGCTGTACTATCATTACCAATTGTAACAGTAATAGTTTTTGGTTCTGTTACTGTTGGAATAAATGAAAATGATCCTGTTTTTTCAGTTAAAGTAACTGTACCTTCTAAATCAACATTAACTTCGCTTGCTGTTGCTCCTGTAATAGTATAATCATATGTATAACTAGGTGTGTTTAACAGACAAACATCACAATCTGTTGCCCAATCTAAATCAACACTAACTTCAAAACCAGAACATATTTGTGAATCAGTAAGTGTATGAGATAAATCAGGTTTTTTAGCACCTGCTTCTAATAATTCTTGATTATCTTGATTTGCAAATTCTATACCTTGAGTTAATACTTCACCAGTATCAGGATCACTTGTAAAGAAACTTCTTAATAAACCAACACCTAAGTTTGCAGCAAGTAGTCGTGCCATTTGATTACCAAAATCAATGTCATCATTAGCTGCTATTTCTTCATTGAATACTACTGATTTAATTCCAGTAAAATTACTACGATAATCATATTCTAAATCATTTACAGTATAGATATCTTCATCATATTCTTGTGCAAGTATATTAAATATTAAATTACCATCATCTTCATCTGTTTCTTCTACTTGTATAACACGAAATAATTTGTTGGTAAATTCTAAACCTACATTTGTTACATCAATAACATCACCTGCTTTAAGTGTGTTTGCTTCAAAATTTGTAGCAAATTCAATGATTAGATCTAAACGGCTTTGTTTTAATTCTCTTGCTGCAATATATTGTGCTTGCACAGGATCATTTGTATATGGTAAAGTTATTTCTAATGTGTTATCAATTTCTTCTTCAAATCTATCTGCATCAGGTGTTGTTAATTCTACAACATCAGTTGTATCTCTTGTATCTTTATTTGGAAATTTTGCACTAACTGCATTATAAAGTTCTGTTAATCCACTACCGCTAACATTTATATCACCAAGTATATTTGAATCATCAAATGATTTTATACTACCAGTAGTTGTGTTTAATATAACAATCCATCTACCTTCATTTGGATCCCATGTAAGAAAACATCCAGCAGCATTTGCTAATGCATTAAGATTATCTAACACACTGTTGTTTGTATCTATTACGCCATTAATTTCAAATTGTGTTCTATCTGCCATCTGTTAATCCTTAAGCTATACCTAAATCATATACGTATACGTATTGATTACCTTCATAATCTTTACCACGTGCAATAACACGATCTTGTTTGTCAGTACCAATATATTGTGCAAATATTGGAATATCTCCGCTTTCACCTTCAGGTGTAATTAATGAATCTGGTGGATATACTTTTTTCTCTGGAATAGCTGCTTGAGTTGCTGGATCATATATCCATACTCTACCTTCAATATCTGATTTTACTATTGATTCAACAGTTATCATCAAATAATCATCAGTTAATTCTATATCAAAACCAAATCTTTCTTTTCCATCAGACGGAGGTGATCCAATTCCTACAGGACAATCTATTTCACCTAATATTGCACCATCACTAAGTTGTCCAACCCATACTCTACCATCGCCATTATTTGTACTATAACCTGCAATAGCATAATAACTATCACTGATTGCAACTGCACCACCAAATCTACCTAAGCTATCTGTTGCTGTATCTGTTTCACTAAGTGTATACTGTTTAGTACCACCTTGCCAAATATTAACTTGATAATTTTGTGGTTCTCCTGCAATAAACCAACCTCCATGTGCATCAAATACATTATATGGATTTGGAATACTAGGATCAAAGATACCACTTTCTGTAATTACACTACCTGCATTTAATGATCCTGTACTACAATCTACATCATAATATACTTTGTCTTGAATTGGTTGTGAAACAGCAACTTTATCATTAGCATAATCTATAGTTGCTAAATGTGTACCAAAATATGAATTACCTGATGCTGCTGGAGATTCAATTGTATGATCTAATAATCCATCTGATTTAGCATAGATATAAATTGCACCATCATTGCCATCTGCACCTTCTTCTTGGTTAGCACTTACAACAATATAATTTGATGTTAGTGCAACATTAAAACCAAAATAATCTGCAGTTGTTGCTTGTGGATTTTCTAATGTGTAAACTAAACTACCATTTGTTGCACTGAATACATATGCAATACCTGCGTCACCTGTACTATTATCATCTTCAAGACGGGCACCTACAACAATATAATCGCTGTCTGCTGTAATTCCCATTAATCCAAAATCATCATTTATATCTGTTGTATTATTATTTGGATTGCTTATACTTAACACTGGTTCTAAATCAGGTGTTACACTTAATTCTGCATCTATACTTGCTATAGCAGGTAAATTTGCAGCCAATGATACCCAATCTATTCTACTATCAATACTAATACTACCTGTACTTACTAAGAAAATATCTTTAAGTCCTGTAATTATAGTAAACGAAGATTGCAGTATAGATTCACCACCCCAAATAACATCAGGTGTAACACTTATTGAAATTGAAGGTTCCATTAACACTTGTGGTGCATCAATACCATCTTGCCATTCTACTTCTACATATTGAATTGCTTGGTTATCATAATATTTTATTATAGCTGTACAAAAGAAATTACCAAAGAAATCATTTGGTAATGTTATAGTTGGTGCTTTTATTGCGTCCCAATCACTCACACTATCTATACCACTAATTGTATGTGTGTTATCTACAGTTGTTAATGTTACTCCACTAGGTAAAGTACCAAAGTCTATTGTATGACCTATAACAGGTACAGTAACTATAAATTGTACTAGTGCAAGATTAGGTTTTATTATTTCTACAATATCAATTTTTCTTTGTAATGTTATTGTTTTAGTAGTTATAACACGATTAACATCTCTAGCAGTTGGATAACTTAATATAACACTACTAGGACGGTTATCAGTAAAAGTAATTGTATTTGTTGAATAGGTGTTTAGATCTTGTAAGCTGCTCATTGTTTGTAGATCTCCTGACTTATACCTGCACCATAACGTGTATTAGTCATATAATCCCACAACACATCACCTGGTTGACTCATTGTATTGGTAAGTTTAAATTTCATTTCACCAATATTAGTAAGTTTCTTAAATTTATTGTAATTGATTCTTACAATACAAAATACTAAATTATCCATTGTATGATTACTGGTCCAACCTGGCATAATATCATATGCATTTTGTGTGTTACCTGTAGTTTCATTAGTAAAATATACAGGACTTGTAGAACCACCATTAAATGGATATACTTCTATTTGATTTGCCCATACATCAGAATTATTATTGCTATCATCCCAAATATAATCTACACTATAACCATTACTACCAAAACTTAATCTAAAATTATTAAAATAAACTTCATCAAAACTTATAACACTTTGTGTATCATCAATTAGTTTACCAGTCTTTTCACAAAGGGTAAGACATAACCACATTGTAGTGTTGTTATCTGCCATTACAGCATCTGTAATTTTACCAGTAATATATGCACTACCATATACTACAGGTATTTTATATTCTGTGTCTGGATCAATAAGAACTTCTGTACCAGGATCAGGTTGTTCATTTGCTTTGTTGGCATTGCTTATTGTTCTATTCAATGCATAACCTAATATAGCAGTTCTTGCTAAACTATTGGCAATACCTTTGCCACTTAGAAATCCATATGCGCTTTTTGCTAATCCGCCTAATGTATCTATAAAACTCATTCTTGCGCTCCAAATTTAAACTTTGTACCTTTAAGTGTTGGCACTCTATTCATTGATAAATCATTTGGATAAAATCTTTGTTGGCTTTGTGGATTGGTTTTTCTACCTGTTAATTTTTGTGCTAGTGTATCTACTGAACTAGCACATTCAAATTCAATAATATTTGTGCTGAATCTAGCCGTAACATCTAATTCATCCAAAATACTAAAATTGTTTATACTACCAAAGAATCTACCTTCTGTGCTACCAATTTGCGTGCCTGTGCTTACATCAAAATAACCACGATATATTTTTATTGGGCTTCCTTTAATTTTGCTGTATAAAACTTCAGCAACATTATCTGTTGGAACACCACTTATACTAATAGATATACTATTTGAACTTGGACGTAATTCACTTGTGGTTGGCGTAATAGTTAGAAACTCGCCAAGTGGTGTATAATCATAACCATTGATATTAAACGTAGTATCATAATCACTAAATGTTAGAATTTGTGGTGCAAATGATCCTGAACTAGTAGTTCTATATTCATTTACATCTATTCTTACAAATAGTGCAGTTCTTACGCTGGTATATGCGTCTAAATTCGCCATTTATACCTCCACAAATACAAATGGGCCATCCCAACTGATTTGATCATAACCAAATACTTTCCATTGCGGAAAACTTATACAAATAACTGTATATGCTTCTTCATCTACGCCTGGATCTGTAAAATTATAATACCAATCATGTACTGCATAATCTATTGTAATATTATCTGTTGTATGACGATCTAATGCTTCAATTGCTTCTATGTTTGAAATATTATCACTCCATTTAGGACCGTCTGGTAGTGTAACAGTAAAGATCTTTTTAGGTGTACCTCTACTGGTTGCTTTTATAGTACCATCTCTTGCTTGTGTGCTGGCAACTGTATCTAATCTGTTAATACTTAAATCTGTTGCGTTATCAAATACCCATTGAAAACTCATATCTGTTTATCTCCTTACTGGTACCTTGCGAGCACCTTGTTGTGCCACTGCGTGAATAAATCCTGGATCTCTTGCCACCATTGATTTGAAACTACTTGCATCAACAGCATTAATATTATATGTAACAGCAGTACCGCCTGTCATTGGTGTAACTTGAGCAGGACCACTTACTAGTTCAGGACCATTTTCACCTACAACACCAAACTTACCTGATGGAATCAATCCGCCACTTGCAAAGAAGCCTGCAAATAGATCACTAAAGAAGTTAGATCCACCTGAACCTCTGCCACCACTTCCAAATACACCAAATATATCTGCAAATAGTTGTTGTATTTGACTGCGTAACAATTCTTCTAAGATACTATTAACTAAACTCTTAAATTCAAACTTACCAGTCTTGGCAAAGTTTACAATAGCATCTTCCATGCCTTTGGTAGTTTTTTCAAAAATACGTTCTGCGGCTTTAGCTGCATTAGTTGCATCTTCTGCATAACTTTCAAATGCTTCTTTCCAACCATATGCAAATGAGCGTTGTGTTTCACGTGTTTTAAGAGCATTTTCTCTTAATGTGTCTTCCGCTTGTTTAGCTTGTTCTTCTAATGCTTTAATACCTGCAATATATTCATCAGTAGTTAATACGCCATTGCGCCAAGATTGTTTAAGGCGATTAATACTTGCCATTAATGTGTTTTCAACTTCGTAATTAATTTGTTGTAAATCACGTTCTAAAGGTGATAAAGATAAATCACGTAATTCTCTTGACGATTGTCTGACTAAATCATTCAAATCAGATTCTAGATTTAATCTTGTTTCTGTTAGTAATAATGATTTTTCTTCTGCAAGACGATTTAATTCACGTAATTCAAGTGTCTCTCTTAATCTATCACTACTAGTATTATATAGATCAGTAATTAAACCAATTTGACGTTCTATTTCAGCAGCTTGTGTTCTAGCTTCATCTGTGTCTTTTAATTTTAATTCTGTTAATTTTTGTTGTAAAGGACGTACAGTGTTATAATATTGCTGAGAAAAATTATTTAAACCTTTTTGTACATTGGCTTGTTCTTCAGTTAATTGAAGAAGTTGACTTTCTTGTTCAACTGCATTTATAAGATCATTTACACCATTTCTATATGTATCAAAATAATTAATAGCACTTCTTGTTATTGCATCTTGTTGATCTTTTATAATTTGTAATTGAGATTGTGAATCACCAGTAGTTATTTCTGGTACTTCAGGTGCAGTTAGTGGACCAATTAATGGGCCATCTGAAAGAGCTTCTGCATCACGTCTTAATTGATCAATATTAGCACTAGCATCACCTGTTGCTTCTTCAATAAGTGCTACAGTTCCTAAAGCGGCAGCAACACCTGCAGCAACTTTTGCTAGACCAATACCAGTAACACCTTGTAATAAAGTACCTGCTATTGCGGCGTCTCTAAAACCTTTTGCAAGTTGTACAACAGCACCTACAACAGCAATAATTCTACCAGCTGCTGCTGCTGAAAATACACCTGCCATTAAAGCTGCAAGATATTTTAAATTATCTGCTGCAAATCTTATTGCAATACCTAATGCTTCACCAATAGTTTTTATAAGTGCTTCATTTTTTCCTATAAATGTTGTAACACCGTTTATTGCATCAGTTAATGCATCATTAAACCCGCCTTCACCTATTGCATCAGCAGCATTTGCTATTGCATCTTGTAGGTTACTAAATGCTTGACTTAAATTACCTGCCCTTGCAGCACTAGTGCCATCAAATGTTTCACTTAATCCTTCTGTAAGTGCTGCTAATATAGCTTGAGCACCTTCTGCAGTTTGTCCTAATTTTGATATTTCTAATCTTGATATGCCTAATCTATCACCTAAGATTTTAAAGACAGGAATACCTCTATCAGCAAGTCTGTTTAGGTCTTCAAGTCCTAAACCACCTTCTGTAGTTCTTGCAAATAAGTCTGTAATAGCTTGTAATGCACCTACACTATCAGCACTAACACTAGATACGTCAGCAAATAAACGTAATTGGTCTATAGTAGGTTCTAAACCTGCTGCTTTTAATTTTACAACAGTAGCGGTTAAATCTTCTACACTAAAGACACTTTCTGTGGCAAATTGTTTGATTTGATCAAATGCTTGTGCACCTGTTTCTACATCTTTATATAAAACACCAAGTGTAGTTCTAAGATCTTCAAATCTAGCTGATACATTTGCTATTTCTGTCAATGCAAATGCACCTGCAAATGCTGATGCAATACCTCCTATACTAGATTTTAATCCGCTTAATGCTCGCTGGGCGCCTGCGGTGTTTACATCAACTGTATATGTTAAATCTGCCATACTTATTTCCTCAGTATACTACGCTTTATGCGTTGCCTAATATATTTGTCAGTTGGCTCGCTCATGCCTCTAGGCGCTTGTTTACTCCAACCTTTGTCTAGAGGTACAGCATAATTGTAATTGGCTTTAATTTTACGCCCTTGTAATCTAGTTCTACGTTTTGCATTGCCAGTATCTCTTGGAGTAATTTTCTTCCAATAGTCATATGCTTCTTTTGGCAATTTGTCAAACCTTGCAACAATCTTACCTATACTTGGCCCCATCGTATTTTTACTGATTTTCACTGCCATTGGCTGCCCTCTTTCTTACATTGTCAATCATAGATTGTAATTGTTCTGTACTATATTTATGAGATGGCTTACCACCATCATTTTTGTGCTTTTCATTTAGGTAATTTTCATACCCTACACTCATAATAGCACAATTAATATCTATGCTACTGCCCAAACTAAGAACTTCACTTGGTAATTTACCATAACGCTTGGCAACAAAATCTAATGTTATCCAAGCGTTTTGTTCTGGTGTTATTTCGCTCCAGTCTGGGCTACCTGGTTTCCCAAGTTATTAATTGTTTTTTCTACAACCTTTACAATTACTTCAGGTGGTAACAACACACCATCCTGCATAATTTTTTTACCTTTTTCATCCATAACTAGATCTTTGACAATATCAGCAATTTTGCTGATGTCATTATTACCTTCTAGTGTTGCTAATTTAAGAAAAGTCTCCATGTCTTGACGGTCATGTACGTAAAACTCAATTGGTTCTTCGTATTGTTTAATTGTTGCTTCGTCGTCAAGTACAATTTTGACTAATTGGGGTTTGCTTGCTAATTGTTGTAGTTTCATCTGTTAATCTCCTTGTCTGTCAATCAGTTTATTTGTTAGCATGATAAGAAATGCAAGTCTATTTCTTGCTTTCTTAATATCATTTTGTGCGCAGTTCAATTCATTGTTTGCTTTTGCAACTTCTGCAATGATACTGCGAATAATCTCTTCATCTGTCTTTGAATCTATAATATCCATAAATCTATCCTTCAATTATATTTATCTTATCAAAGAAAAAGGGGCCGCAAAAGCCCCTCTTCCCGTCTTACGCCCTCAAGCTCTTGAGTGTTAAGCTACTGTGTAGTCACCTGTTACAGTAATAGTAATTGGTGACACCCAAACTGGTGCATCAGCAGTAACAGTTGGAGCAAGACCAGTAATGTAGCCTGTGCCACTTATTGTCTTACCTGTGCTACCGTCTGACTCATCCCCAAGGTAGAGTTCAAAACTAACTAGATCCTTTTGGGTTGACATGCCAAAGACGCCTGCTGCTGAAGCAGTAGATCCTGAGCCTGCTGTACCAAAGAAAGTAGTTTGGTCAAGTACAAGGTTCATTGAAAGGCTGTTAGTTGCAGTAGTTGCAACTTGCTTTTTAGAACCTTCATCCAATTGCGTCCATGTAAAGACGTCATTGGCTGCGTTTACAGTAATGTCCTGTAAACTTGGCACCACTAATTGGTCATTAGTTGCATCCGCTTCAATCTCTAGTGTAAGAGTAGCTTCAACTCCTGTGACGCCTGGTGCTGGATATATGTAATTCGCCATTGCTTTTTCCTTATGTTATCCTAGTAAAATTATATTCCACCTCACTAATCATTAAATCTGATTCGTATGAAGTACTAACGTTACAATTTCTTGTAACACTACCATCAAAACTGATAGTATCTTTTATGCCCTTCAAACTATTGATTGTAGTTTCATAGTTTGCTGGAACGTTCTTTGCGTCAACTGTAAAGTAAACAGTAACTGAAGTTGTAGAATTGTTTATATTCAATCCATCCAAACCTAAGAACAATGGTTCTTGTACAGTTTGGGTGTGGTCAATATAAAAGACTTTTGGATCTTTTATATAAAGAGGATTTCCGCTATCATCATAAGGAGATTCAACGCTAACATTGTAACCTGTTAGTGCTAGATCCTTAATTTTATCAATAACTTGAGTCCTCATTATCTAACCCTTATTAAATTATAAACGCCTGCGTCTTTTTCATCTGATTGGACTGTACCGTCGTCATCAAAATCATACCAGTCGCCTGCTTGTATTAGTTCACCAAACAACCCTTCGTATCTATTTGAATACCAAGACATCTTGTTCTTTTCACTATCCTCTTCATTACCAAAATCTGCTACTTGTGGTAGAATATATTCTGCTAATGCCCAGTAAACACATAGTTCTGTGAAATCACTGGTTCTGGAAATGATCTTACTAGGATCAAGTGATGGTATATCACTATAGCTAGTTAGAGGTGTAGTAGTACGTTCTAGATAATAACTTCTCCACCACGTACTAGAACGCAATCTTGATAGAATGCGTTCTGTAGCTCTAATACATGCTTCTTCAACTACATCGTCAGTCAAGCCTTCATTACTGTCAAATAGACGCTTATCCTTTTCTAATACATCACTGTATTCTGCAAAAGATATTATTACATCATCTTCAGTAATAAATGCCATTACTGGTCCCCTTACGCTACGTTGATTAACTGTACACCACGGTTGCCGTCAACAACACCAACACCTGCGTGAATTGATGCTACAACGTCGTTACCAACTGCGGCCGCTCTACGCTGAACTTCAATGTCAGCATTCTTCTGCATAGCAATTCTGCAAGCATCTGGGCCAAAGATGAAGCCACTGTGTGCTGCTGGAACAAGTGCAGATTGGAACATCTGTACACCAGCAAAACTACCTACGTAACCATTACGTAGAGCTTCAGTTTGGAAGTCACCACCAGCAAAGTTGCCGTCAGTGTATAGTGCTTTCATTAAGTTGCTTGCTTCTGAAGTAGAAAGGATACCATAAAGTTGTCCCATTTCACCATTAGCACGGATTTGTGCAACAGCGTCAAAGATTGCATCAGCTGTCATTGGTACAGAGTCAGTTGTAGATTCTGTTAGGTCAGCTGCCATAGCAGTTAGAACTGCTGTGTCAAAGCTCTTAGCAACAGCGTTACCAAGTACACGACCCAATTCGTTTGGATCAAGTCCGCCCAAGTCACGTACAACAGAACGAGCTGCATATAGGTTAACTGGGATAGTTGCAACAGTATCTGCAATAACTTGAGCAGCTAGGTCAGTGTTAGCTGAATCATCTGTGATTGAAGAAGCTGTTACTTCGCCAAGTACTGGTACTTGAGCTGATTGTGAACCTGCTGGTACATTGACCATAGGAACAAGTTGTCCACCTAGGAACAAAGACTGCTCTTGAGCAGTGTAAATCGTTGCGGCTTTTGTAGGTACTACTAGACCTTCTAAGCTAAAGCCTGAAAGATATTCGTTTGCCATAATAATTTCTCCTTAATATTGGCTATTTTATATCAAACCCTTTATACGGGCTTGTTTGTACATTTTTCTGTGTTCAGGATTGGTTAAATCTAAACTTGCAAGATCAAAAGCCTCAGAACCTACACCAGTTCCTTGATTGCTTTTGGTGTTAGAAGTTGTAGGTGTAGGTTGTACAAAATGCGGATTCGCATCTAGGAATTCTCTAACTAGATCATCAACACCAATAGGTGCACCTGAATCATTGTAGCGAACACTTCCTGCACTATCTACTACTTCTACGTCTCCTTCACTATTAAGTCTTACACTTCTTGCCAATAAGTTTTGCACCTGTTCAGGATTAACACTTTTGTATTTGGCTGCTGAATTAAGCAGTGGTGAATTTACCTTGTATTCCTTAATAATCTCGTCTCTTTTTAGAATCTCCTGATCCTTTTTAGAAGCTAATTCTTGTAGAGTCTTTTCAAACTCCCCACGCTTGAGTTGCTCTTCTTGTCTGCGTTTTTCATCCGCATCTCTGAGTGCTCTAAGCTCTTCTGGATCACCTAATTCTTGATAAGGTTTAAGAACTTTACGTTCAATTGATCCTCGCATACGAGCCATCATATTGTCAACTTCTTGTTGTGTGTAAGTTTTTGCTTCTGCCTGAGTTTCAGTTGTGGCTGGTGCCTCAGTTGCACTTTCATTCATAGCCAATGTTTCTGTATTATGGTCCATTGTTAACCTCGCCTCCTTATAGAGTTAATATTATAAAATTATTTATCTAAATGTTGCAAAACCACCTTTATTACGGTTATTTGCTACGTTTAGTTATGCCCATTCTTGTACGCACACCCTTTTTCTTGAGTTGTCCTTGTACAATACGCATACCTTTGTTAAAACTACTACTACTTCTTGTTAGACTGCGTCCACCACGACGTGCATATCTTGCCCCTGCACGATGTCCTGAACAATCTGTTTTGCATTGTGATCTATAATACGTTGCCATAGTATTTTTTCCTTGCTTGTGCTAGTTTTGCATAGTCTTGCTGTATAAGAACAGGTTGTGGTGTAGCATTTGGTCCAAATGAAGGATGACTATGCAACCATTCCTCGTGTGATCTTTGTTCGTTTAGACGTTTTTCTATTTTTTTTAGAAGTCTAGGCTTTCTGTCTAACACATAACATCTAGCTTCTAGTTCTCCTAGATCATAAACAACACCTGTCCACCTAACAATGTCTATTTTGTTAGATTTCCAAGCACTATAACTCCATGGACAAACTTTGCGAATACTATAAAAGTATTCATTCCAATTATTTGCCTCTAGATCCGCCTTTTTTCTTCTTCTTTTTTCCACGGCTTGCCATGATTGCCCTCCCCTGTTTTTCTGCTTGTGCTTTTGTTGGAAAACATTTGCCTGATGCTCCCCATTTATAACCACCATTTGCACATTTCATTACTGGCATTAATTACTCCTCTGGATGTATCCAACCTTGTGCAGCCAGCTCTAAGTGTTCGTCCATTGTTTGCGCTATGCGTGTTTCGCCCGTTTCAGGATTTTGCATAACATGTGGTTCAAATAAATCAACTTCTTCATCAACATCCATCCAATCAAGTATTTGACGATCAATGTATTCCATAACTTTACTTGAAGTTGCAGTATCTTTTGCTATGCGTAACTGATTTATTTCACTTTCAGTATCACGAATGTTAAATGAACCAGGATATTCAATTGAGCCAGTCCACTGTCTGCCTAGATAATCACAAATTATGCGCCATATATTTTCTTCTGCAAGTGTGATTGAATTTGCTTTGTTTGACAATTTGCTGTTTAGTAATTGGAATTCCGTTTCCATTGCTACTCCACTCATTGTACGACTTTCTGTTGCCCTAACAGCGCCTGTGTTTGCTAATTTGTCAATTGCATCAGTTGCATGTTTGATTGCAGTATAAATTGAATCAACACTTGCACCTGTATATTCTAATAGATATGGCTTCAAGCCTGGGTCCATTGATTCATCTACATGTATGATTGAACCTGCACCAATACCTGCTTGTGTATCTGGTGTTTTTACTAGGCTTGGGTGTGTGTTTAAACGAATTGATTGTTCTACTTCTGAGGTAGCATTGTAGATAAACTTTTGTAGATCAGCAATATCATTAATATCACTTTCACCTATGCCACGTAGGCTTGAACGTTTGTTATAACATATAACTGCTGGTATATAACCTAGTTCATTATTTTCCAACAACTCATCTACAATAACACCCTCTTCAGCATCTACAGTAGTTGTTTTGATAGCATCTTTGGTCCATTCTTTGATTACACGTACACTACCATTAATATCTTCTACATATTTGAAATAGCCTAAGTCATAACGGCCACTTGGCATTCTGTCATATTCCCAATCTAACACTGCAAGAGGTGTTAGCATTGAAAGGTATGGTCTTACACCTTGATCTCTTTGATCTGCAAGTGTGTATGCTTCTACACTTGCTTGTGTTACTACAACCCATGCATGGCCAAACACACTCATCCATGTGTGCAAGTCATTCATAAATTGATTGAGGCTGCGGTTTTCAAAATCACAATCACGAAGTAATTCTTCAACTTCGCCCATGCCTTCTATTAGTCCAAGGTCTCTATCTGGTGCTCTTCTAAATAAGAAACTGTTGTAAACACTTACAACAGCTGAGCAGTGATTTTCTAATGGTGTGGTCCTGCATCTAGCAAGATATTGTTCTGCTGTTTCATTAACGTATTTGGTTAGATGTCCTGCATCTGAATATTCTTGACCGCCTAGGTAACTTTGCAAATAGTATATCCAGCGGTCTTGCAATTCAACGTAAATATTGTTGCCAGTTAATATACTATCAATTTGATTTTCAATGGTATCTGTTATGTTCATGTTGTGTCCTTATACAATTTTATGGCCCCAACTTACAGGTTGTGCTTGTTGCTTCACTGTCTTTCTTATTGGGTACATGTATGCAACACAATAACTTAGAGCATCAAACATATGGTCATATCCTGAGTCTTTGTCTGGCACTTGTGTACCTTCTTTAAATGTATGTTTGTCCAAACTTTCTACAGTGTATTTAGCGGCTTTACTAATAAATAGCTTTCTTTCGCCCTCTGCGGAGCAGAAACGAGCATTGATAGCGTTGATTCTATCTTTTACAGGATCATGTTTGCGAGGGGCTTTTACAACAAATCCTCTGTTTTGTAATATGGTATGATCACTCATACCACCACTTGACGTTTGGCGTCTTGAACCACTAGGATCTGGATATACAAATACTTTGCTAGTAGGATATCTACGTTCTATCTCATCAGCCATTTCATCTGTGTTTGAACTATAGATCTGTAGTTCATCTATTATGTGCAGTGTTTCTTTGTCTGTTTGCACACCTATGGTTGCACATGCTGGATTGATGTTAAAGTCCATACCAACATGTATAATTCTTAAATCATAATCTTGTAGGTCTTTGCAGTTTTGTTCTCTATCAAAGCCCCATGCAACTCTGTTTTCATAACTTTCAAATGTTGCAAGAAATTCTTGGCGGAACTGTCGTTCACTCATATCTTGTTTGGCTGCTGCAATTTCTTCTTTACTTACAAAGCCACCATCTAATGTTGTAAACTGATATGCACTCCAATCTTTATTTGTTTCATCGCCTGCAAAATTATAAAGGTCATATAATGGATTTGATTTACCTTTGGGTGTGCCAATAAACAGTGCGCCACCTTCTTGGTCAGCTAGTGCAGGACGTACAATCTCTCCCCACAATGCATCTAGTTTACATTCTGCGGCTTCATCTATAACTGCATAGGAAAGGCTTACACCACGTAGTTTGTCTGGATCTTCTGCGCCTTTTAGGCTTATGGTTGAACCATTTTTCAACAGTATTGATAGTTCTGATTCGTTTATTTTCTTGACCCATCTTAAATCCATTAGTCTACGTTTGAGGGGCTTCCATAAGATCATTTTAGCCGCTCTATAACTTGTAGTTATATAGAATATTTCTTGGTTGGGTATTCTAGCACGAAAGCATATTTCACGCATACTAAGATAAGTTTTGCCAAAGCGTCTACCTGCTACAACTACCTTAAAACGTGATGGATCATCTGCTACTATACGTTGCGGGTCACTTAGTTGCATTATCTTCTTTGAGTATTTTTATTTGTTTGTATAATAATTGTATATCTTTTTGTGCTCTACCTAACATGTTAGTAACTCTTTGATGTTGACTGCTAAGGTCAACAAACATGTTACTCATCTCATTGTGTGCATTAATAAGATTGTTTAGTGTAGTTTTGATTTGTAATAATTCTTCATATGGATCAAAGTTAGGATCTAACATTTATTGCGTTCTCCATGATGAGTTCTACGTGTTAGCTCTGCTCTTGTAACCATTTCAACATTGTCCATATCCCATGCACAATCTCTGTCAACAAGCATCAAACACAAACTGTCTGAACTTCTTCCACGTTGTAGAAACAATTCATCAGGCCATAATTCTTGCCAATCTTCCCAAGTTAGATTGTAATCATCGCCACGATATATTGCTTGACTTCTATGTTTTAGATAGGCATAATGTTTGTCATGTGTTAGAGGATCTGGGCCTGTCATCCATTGGCTAGGATTTCTTCCCTTAGGTCTACCACTACATTTTTTTTCATTTTCTGCTAGGGGTTTATAACTACTGTTTGCATACTTGTATTTCATTCAAATATATCTCCAAAATTTGTTTTAACACGACTGACATTGCTATTTGGTAAATCTTCACCTACTGCCGTATTCCATATTTCTCTAACAGTGTGTAAACATTTCCAAGCAACACTTTTGGCTTTGACATGACGATTGTTCATGTCAAGTACTTTGTCATAATAATCTGAATATTTGTCTAGTAGTTCTAGACCTTGACGCACTGCTTCACTTTGATGTATTGTAAAGTGTACGCCGCGTTCACGTTCTAATTGTTGTAATGTGCGAAGTATGCCATACCATACTTCATTGTCCATTTTGTGTAGCCAGCCATTCCATATACGGTTATTATTGATTTGTATTTCACCATTCTGACGAATTTCATTATTAAGAAACTCTTTGAGCTTGTACATTATTTCTATTGAAAGTTGTGTATTAGTTGCCATTTTAATTCTCCTATTATATTACACATTATATACTATTATTTATCATAAGTCAAGAAAAAAGGCTCAATTAAGAGCCTTTAATTCAAAGGAGTGCCCCACGGTAGCACAGGGCATGTAGTTTATAACAGATTCAAGCTCTGTTAATGATAGAGCAACTAATTTTCTTACCGTTATATACAGTTTAGCGTCAAAGTTAAGGTTTGTCAACCACTTTTTTGGCTGGCGTTAAATTAATTTGCTCATCTACTTCTACTACACGTTCTACTTCTACGCTAGATACTTCTGGATTAGCATAATCTGAGTCAGTTACTGTTTCTTCTACGTATTCTTCAAATGGACCTTCCCACATACGTGGTTTGATTTCTTTGTAGTAACCGTCGTTGCCTTTCCACCAAACTTTATTCAATCTCTTCATCATCAATCTCCTCATATTCTTCAATTTCAACTTCTACAGTTTCAGATTCTATCCAAGGCAAAGGAGCATTGGATTCTGCATCCAATGGTGAATCACTCATACCTAAATAGTTCTTGGCTAGGAATATCTGTAGTGCTGCATTCATGTTATGTGTTGCATTTTTAATCATAGCTTGACGCAAACTCATTTTCATTTTTTCACGGCCTTTTAGTAATTCTACGCTAAAATTAAAACGAAGTGTGTTATCATTAATACCAAACCATGCAGCAATTTCTTTGTCTTTTAGACCAATTTGTGCTAGTTGTTCTACTTCTTCTGGGGGTACAACTAATTTGTCTCTGCCCACAACAACGCCAGGTACTTCTTTGGTACCATACTTGCGTTTTCCTGTCTTTTGTGGTGTGCTTGGGTCATCTACTCTTTTCATATTATTATTTATTAGGAACCTTAGATTAGCCCTTTATAATGGGTTCAATACCTTGTTTTTCTAGTATATCTAGTATGATGTCACCATTTTCTGTGACTATTATGTAAGTGTCGTTGTATGGATGGAACCATTCATCTATGAGATTTTCATCAATCAACTGTTCAAGTTCAAGATCTTGTTTGAGATCAGCAACATATTCAATCAACATAATTTTACTCCTTGCAAGCATATTTACACAAGATTGTTATTATCA